TCAACAAAAGAGGGTCGGCGATTGTGTGAAAAGGGCTTGCACTCTAGCAAGTCAAATCAACTATCACGACATAGCAATTATGCTTAACCGCTTTCGCAAGGAAACGGGGGCAAGAAGATTTAACAGCGATTATAATTGGCGATACTTTATCGAAAAGGTTTTGCTTGGCTGTGATTTAGGCAACTTACAATATGCCAACCACGGACACCGCTTTACTATTGAAGATTTCGCACACTATCGCAAAAGCACGGCTATTGTTCAAGCCTCAAAACATATTGTGGCTGTCAATGGCAAGGGCGATTATCTCGACACTTGGGATAGTGGCTACAAGTCAATTTACAAGGCTTGGGGCATTCCAAGTTATGAAACAATCGTTGCTCATATTAGAGCGAACTACAAAAAACTTTGTAAGGGTTTAACTCTTGCGAGATACGAAAGGACATTTTAATTATGGAAAGAAAAATACCAAAAGAGTGGGCTTTATTGCTCGCCGATTTACACAACAAAGTTATGGACTTACAAGACCAATTTGAGGGGTTCAAAAGCGACCTTTATAGTGGCGAGGACTTGGAAGACTATGACATACTAGAGGGCTTTGATATTGAAGAACTCGAGGAAGAACTCGAGGCGATTTGCGACCAACTCGACACGATTGAGGCTGAAACAAGCGAACTCGATTGTGAATATAACGATTATGACAGCCCCTACGAAAAGAGCGACCAAGAGTGTTATAAAGAGGCTTATGAATTAGGTCAAAACTTGTGGTCTTTATTTAGTGGAAGAGACTACGAAGAGGTTTGTTATGAGTTTGAAGAAGAACCAACCATAGATATTACACATAAAGATAATGAATTGATTGATATAAATTATGGCTGTGGTTGTTATACCTTTGTGAATGTCAACGGCAAGGCAATTATTCAAGACAGCATTGAGGTTTGGAATGGCGATAGGCTACTTGATATGCAAATCACAAGCGAAGAATGCGCAAGGAAAGGGGAAATTAAAGAATAATAATGAGCAACGAGTTAATTATTGTCGGCTCTATTATTGCTAATATCGAAAAGGGTTTAAGTAATTATAGAAAGTTCAAGAAAGAGAACAGCCGAAAATGGGCTAGTTATTGGCTCGGTGTAGTAGATACAAACATATTAATTTGGCACGAAATGTTCGGCGATAGAAAGAGCCGAGTAGTAGAAATGGCTAAAGAAGAAATCAACTTTGGAAAGGAATAATTTTATGACTAAAGAAGAAATAAAAACAACAATCAATTTATTAACCAAAAAAAGAGCCGAAGATTTAGTTGAAAAGGCAAAAGAACTCTTAAAAATTGTCCAAGACACAACAACTTGTGATATTTGTCTAACACCTTTTATTGGATATGAATATGTTGAGTTTAATTTTGTGTTAGAAAATCAAGACAATTTCGGGCTTGATTTTAGAGTGTCTTATAACGATTATAGAGGGCTTGAACTTACCCACCCGTTAGGTGGTTATGCTTGCGGTAGCAAGGCTCTTAAGCCTTATGTAAAAGAAAGAGATAAAATCATTGCCAAACTTTGGGATAACGAAGAACAAATAATTGATTTCTTTAAGAAACTAAAAAAACAATACGACCAAGCAACCACAACCATTAGCGAATTATCTTGGGAATTAGACCGAATTGTTATTGAAGAAAGAAACCAAGCATATTTGAAAGCAATCAATCAAGTTAGTGTTGGCAAAACATTTAAGTTTAGTTGGCAAAAAGGCACTTGGGAAGAAGATAAAGTTTATGTAATAACCAAGATAACCGACAAACTTATTTTAACCGATAACTATTCATATCGAAGAGTTAAAAAGACCGATTTTGCTCAAATGATAAACAAAGGGCAAATTATCTTAAGAGGCTAATTAAAGCCTCTTCCTAAAACCACCGATAGGCTGTCCCAAGTCAGCAAAAAGGTTGAGGGGGAAAGGAACAAATACTATGGCGAGAAAGTATTTAGATTACAAAGATTATGTAATCACAATTTTTAACGATTGCGACAAGTGTATGGTCGTGTTCTTAACCGACAACGGACACACAAAAGCAATTGATTACGACAGCAACTTTTTCTATGTTGAGGAACTGATTGACACCTACTACGAAATGGCTGTCGAAAGTTTTAGGGGGTGGCGAAATAAAGACCTCGATTTGGAAGATTTGAAAGAAATTAAGGGTCTTTTGAGAAAGTATATTGCCCACTTAAAAAGACAATGCGAGATTGATATGTCTTACATTTGTAAAGAGGCTAAAGAGGTATTGTATTTATGAGCAAGGAAAAGCATTTGTGGTATGTAGAGTTTTATGTTCAAGGAATAGACAGCGACCCGAGTTATGCTTTGCAATCAAGATTTTTTGAAAGCAAAAGTAAGGCTCTAAATTGGTTTAACACTAACTTTGATTTCATAAACGAATATATGACTTGCTGTTTAATGAGAACTATGAACGAGCAATACAGCGACTACGGCTCACTAGAAGATTATGACATTATGCAAGTAGAGGTATTACGATGATTACTGAAACACCAAAACTAGAGAACTTATCTCTTTATGAAATGATTATGAAAACGGGTGGCAACGGCTTTGATTGTTGCGACAACGATTGGGACTTTGGGGTCTTTATGACTTGTGAAAAGTCTTTTGAAGATTGTCGAGACTATTATGACAAGTTTATGTTGCTCTTATGTCTCAATGTGAAATGTATCAAACTTAATGCAAAGTGGTATAGCCCTTGCGATTTTGTTTCATTCTTTGAAGAGAACAAGACAGCGATTAACAGGTTCTTGAACGAAGAGAATAGAGAGGGTTATAGACCTATGGACTATGACAGCCTAGAAAAGAATAAAGACACGGGATATTACGAGGTTTATTTCTTGTCTTTTGAAAACCTTATCAATGGCAATTATTGTGAAAGCGATTACGAAAAACTTTACAAATATTTAGGGGGTAAATAACAATGACTAAATTAGAAGAAATTAAAAAAGAATATATGAACTTGGTTGAAAAAGAAAGAAAACAACCACTTTCTTATGAAGAAAAAATTATTAAACATACTTTGGCTTGGGTAAAAGGTTATGCGAAATTAAGCCCAACCGAGTTTGTTAAAACTTTAGGAGGAAAATAAAATGGCACGAAAAACACGACTACGAGTTGTTAGATTTTGAGGCAATACAACGCAAGGATATTAGAGATGACACAATCTTTGGTATCCAATTCAATGTTGAAATCAAATAGAGAGGTAAATTATGATGAAAGATGAAGATTTAACAAAGGTTTTGACCGCCGAGCAAAAACAACATTTAGTAAAATTACACGGCGAAGATTTCTATTATGATGAAATCATAAGTTGGTTTATGAATTACGACAAAAAGACCACTACAAAGGTATTAAATAATGTCCTCAAAGGATATGACCTAACTAAAAAAGATTGGCGTGATATTTGTAAAGAGGCAAGTGAGTGGGGTGTCGAGGGTGGCGATTGGTATGAAACCATAGGACTTGACACGATGAACACCCTACTTGATATGTATGGCGTTAGTAAATTGATTTGGGGGTATTAACGATGAAAAGATATATCAAAGTCAATGGCGAGTGGATAGACACCACTACCGAGCAAGAAGAATGGGGTCGCTATTATCGTTTGGAAGAAAGCGAAACCGAGGACACTAAAGTTTATTATTACAGCGATGAGTATGGTGTCGATTATTATGTTGGTATTTTGGAAGACCAAAGCGACGAAAGCCAAGAAATACATATTGTCGAGTTCATTGTTTACACTCGTTATATGGGAATGTTCGGCGATGAAGAGGAATTGAGTGAAGAAGAACGAACCCAATACAAATGTAAGACCTATGAGAAAGCCGAAAAGATAGCCGACAAAAATAAGGTTGGTTGGCGAGGTTCTTATGTAGAAGTCTATATAGACGACGAGTTTTATAGAGATTACGAGGTTGAATAAGTATGACAAAAATATTATTGGTTCATCGCAAGGAACAATACCTTGTATATGTTATGCCTCGCAAGCAAGAAACTTTTGAGGCTGTATTAGAAAAGGCTATTAAAGAATGCAAGGTTTGTGGCGACAAGAAAGGGTTGACCGAACACATAGTCAAATCTTTACAGCGCAACGGCTTTAAGGTTCTTGATATGAATGATATTGAGGTAAGAAAGATATGAAGATTAAAGTGTATGAATATTTAATGGTTCATAGTCCATTCGGCGCAAAGGTTTGCCGACAAATAGCCGAAGAAATATGTTATATGCACTATCCGTTTAATATGGGTAGGGTTCAAGACATTTTATTAAAGTATATGGGTGGCGAAGATGACTACGCTTATGAAACCACCTACGAATTAGCAAAAGGAATTGTGAGGGTTATGCGATGAACGAAGAATTGAAATTAGAGATTGTTAGATTTTTTAAACTTAAGAAGATTGAATGTTCAATCGACAAAGAGATTTATGCGCCGAGGTTTTTAAACTTTGGTATCAATCTCTCAAACCCTTTCGATATTGAAAAGATAACAGGGAAGACATTGAAACAATTAAATGCTTTCTTTAAGACAAAAGACTTTCAATATTGCGATGTCGAGGGTTGCCACTTTGGCTTGTCTCTACCTTTTAAAGAGTTTAACAGGGTTGAATTAGAGGGGTTGCTAAACAACTATGAAAGAAGACACGACACCTCAAAGCCTATCATCGTTCCAATCGGTAAGGATATGAACGGAAATGTGGTCGAAATTAACTTTGACAAAGCCCCACACATATTGATTGCGGGTTCAACTAATAGTGGTAAATCGGTTTTAATGGATAGTATTATCGCTTCTACTATGCACCTAACTTCCCCATTGCATACATTCTTTTATTTCTTTGACCCAAAGAGAGTAGGCTTTAAAAAGTGGTCGTATCGTAGTGATTTTTTTCCACACACATATTTAACTGAAACGAATGAGATTGTGGAGGAACTTAAGAACCTTGTCAATCAAATGGAAGAGCGATATAAATTAATGGCTCTTAATAACATTACTAATTACAGGGATATGGGAATAGATTATGGGAGAGATGAATTTATTTTCGTTGACGAATTGGCTGACTTAATGCTCACTTCTAATTATGAAGTAGAAGAATGCCTAGTCAAACTTGCTCAAAAAGGTAGAGGTTGTGGCTTCCATTTAATTCTCGCAACGCAAAACCCATTAGCCAAAGTTTGCACCTCATTATTAAAAGCCAATATGCCTTGTAAAATTATGCTCAAGTGTGCAAATATGAGACAATCAATGGTTATCCTAGACCACAAGGGCGGAGAAAGTTTGCTAGGTATGGGCGACGGAATTATCTCGTTGCCTTACGCCACCGAAGAGATAAGGTTTCAATCAGCAATTATTCGGGAGAATAGCGTTAAACAAATTATTGATATTCAATGGGAAATTAGAGATAAATGGTTGAACAGCCCTCAAGGAAAACAGCACACGGACAATTTGCTTAAGCAATTTCAAAATGAATATATAGAGTTGGAACGAGCCACTAAATAAAAAGGCGACCTTATTGGTCGCTTTTTTTTATGCCTTTTTTATCGGTAATATCCACTTCGCCGATATATTTTTTAAGCAATTCTTCCTCGTCTATGTCATCAATCTTGGAAGTTTTTATTGTGTGTTTGACTTCATCGACATATCCACTATCATTCTTGCCCAAGAAGATTTGACCGACAGGGTTTCCTTTGCCCTCTCTAATATCTAATTCAGTTTGTAGGGCTACCATTTCATAGGCTTGTTCAATGATGTCCTTGTTCTCAACCCTTGCTTCGCCATTTACCCATTTCTTCAATGTCTCTCTAGTTGTTCCAAGAGCAAGGGCAAGACCATTTATAGATATAGCCACCCCGTCTTCAAGACAAATGGCGAGGTATTGTTTAATAGCACCGATAAGACTTTCTCTATCACTTAAGATAGGTGGCGTTATTTGAATTATCTTTAGGATATGGTTTTGCTGTTTCCTACGATAATCTACAATAGGTTCTTTGCCAATTACATTTCCGTCTTCATCACGGATAACTTTATATTGGACTTTGTTTGTTTCAGTGATTGCGGTGTCCCAAAGTTTTTGGACTAATTCAAGGTTGAGTTTTTCGCCTCTATGTTTCTTGTCGAAAAGGGCTTGCTGTAATTTATCTACCTCTTCGGGTTTAAGCGGTCTATCTAAAGCGGTTGTTAATATTCGCTTTTTTTCTTCCGTCGAAACAGGTTTAGCCTCTCTCCAATCGGGGTGTTTTTCTAATTCCCTTTTGGCTTGTTCACAAGCGGTTAGTTGTCTTTTAGTTTCCGCTATCTTCTTCTTTTTCTTTCTTACCACTCTCGGCATTACTAACCACCTCTATTCTATAAACATTTTTAATTTTGGCTCTCACATTTGGAAAATAAACTTGGTGTCTCTTCTCAAAAAAGACATACGCACCGCTCATCTCCACTTCTTCATAGGTGTTATCTTTTCGGTAAAGTCTATATCTCGCCATATCATTTCCTCCGTTTTAAGGCACGAACTCTCTTGTTGTGATATTTTACTCATTGTCAAGTAAAACTCAACGCAATTGGGCTGTTTCGTGCCTTTTTTGTTTATTTCTCGGTGTTATTCGCACCAAACTTTTTCTCAAACTCTTCTTTCGTATAGGTTTTTTCTCTTCCGTGATACGAAATTGTGTAAGTTCCGTCATCGTTTTGCCTAACCTTTGCGAGAACTTTCCCGCTCGCAATTCGGTAATAGACATCTCTTGGTATTTCCCATAACATTTTAGGCAACATAATCAACCAATGTAATATGACAACTAAAATGGTAGGTATAATCATTAGTGTTGCTAATATAATTCTTTTCATTTATTTTCTCTCCACATAACTTAATTCAATGTTAAGTTCTTCGAGTATCTTTACTCTCTTGCCTTTCAGCGCATTAACAACGCTCGTATATGATATTTGTAGTTCCTCGGCTACCTCTTGCTTCCCTCGACAATAGATGTCTCTAAAAGGGGAATGAATATGAATGACAGGTTTAGCCAAATGTATATGTTCTCTTTCACACAAACGATAGATACATTGAACGCTTACCCCATATTTCTTTGCGAAATCTTTTGGGGTTATTTTTTTATCCGCTAAAAGTTGTATATCACTCTTCTTGTATTTTCTTTTTTTCATAGGCTCTCCTTAACCATTCAAAATCTAGGTTTGTGTATTTAAAGAGTTTGCTCTTAAAGAAGTTCTCGGCTGTCGCTTTGTAATAAAGAAGTTCGTTTCGATGTTCCCGTTGCGCTCTAGTCTTGCATTTCTTTAAAGGCGGTATTTCAGCAAAGTAATCAACCAAAGCCGACCAAACAATTGCGCCAATCAAAGGGTCGATATTCACATTAGGAAAGTTTTTTGGCTTTGTTCCACGGCATTCTTCACATCGACAGCATTCTTCACAACTCTTTACGCCTCTTTTTTTAAGACATTTCAGCAGTTCTTCTTCGTGATTTTTGTTTATTTTTTCTCTATTTTTCTTCAAGTAAATTTCCAAATTCTTCATATTTTCTTTCCTTGATTTTGTTCGGCTCGCCCTTAATGGAATAATCTAGGTATTTATCAAAGTAAGTTTTGACCTCTTTAATGGTGTCAACCCTGCCTTGTTTCTTTCCGTCGTAATAGCCACGACTAGGTTTGTTTTCATCTATTCCAACCTTGCCTTTATCTTGACCTCCCGCCGTCTTGTTGCGAAGTTGATACCCCGCTTCGGCACGGCTCTTAATAAATTCTCTTTCCTTTTCATCGAGTTGTTCTTCGGGGTAATACCACATTTCTATAATGTAGCCATAGGGGTTCTTTTCCTTGTTATAGAACCCGTGCTTTTTTATAGATAAATCTATGTGTTGGTAACCCAAGAGGTGTTGACCTAAACGAGTAATCATTTTTTTGGCTTGACCGATGTAAGCATATTTAATTCCGTTTTCGTCGGTTCGTCTTAAAACATAAATACCGCTCTCGTTTTTAACATTTGGGTTGTTGTTAAATTGTTTCAGTATTCGTGCTTCGGCACTTTTTTGCCTAGCGATTACTTGTTTATAAGTCATAACGCATTCTTTACCTCTACTTTCTTAATTGCTAAATTCATTTCTTCGATGTAATCAACGGGAATTACTAGCCCATTCGATGTAATTTCCCCTTGCTCGTTTTTGTGGCACGCAACCCTAATCTTGTAAGTTTCCCAATAATACTTGGGTCTCTTTTGGACTTTATCTAATAGGCTTCGCAATTGGTTCTTCCCAAAGATGTAGAACTTTTCGTAATCTCCAATCACATAAAGCCAACTATCGTCCTTTTGGTTGATACCACTATCCCTGTTTTCGCTTCCTCTTAAAGTTGTTTGGCGGAACTCGATATAGACATTCCCCGTTTTTGCCATTTGTTTATCGTTCTTTATTTCAATACCACTAGCACTCTCTCCGTGTTCCAATTGGTAGAACACACTTTGATAGGCATTAACCGAAATTCCTATTTTTAGTAGTTGCTCGGTTATAAAGTCTTGGTATTTCCACGCCTCTTCTAACAACTTGTATTTGTCAACAGGTAAAGTTAGGTCGCTCATTCTTTGTCGGGACGGGGGGCTTGTTTTTCTTCCTCACTCTCGATATATTCGGGGCATTCCTTTTCTTGCTTTTTCGCTTTCAATCTTCTATCTTCACGATTGCGGTCAAAGACATACGCTAAACCATAGAGAATTATCCAAAAGACCACAAATGCACCAATGAAGCCAAAGATAGATAAGACAAGTAATAACCATAAGTCGATTGTTAATGTCATTTTATTTTCCTCGCTTTCTTCTCGCTAATAGGCATACCGAGAGCAACCTTTAATTTGTCGATGACCTCACTTGTGTATTCGGGGGTAAAGTTTCGATAGGTTTTTAACCAATCTTTACCTAGTAATTCGTCATCGCTCGCCCTAGTTGTTAAACCTTGTTCAGCGCATAGGACATCAAGGTATAAAATTAAGTTTCTTTGTTTTTCCGTCATACCTATTCCTCGTTTCCAATTTCGTCCAACAACTTATCCCATTCTCCCGTTACCATTTGGGCTTTAATGTTTATCAAGTCCCAATTAATGTTGAATTGCTTTAATGTGTTAGAGTTCATAAGCAATCTCTTGTATTGGTTGAATGATGTAGCCGTTCTCATATACATAAGTATTTTGCGATTTAGTTCGACACATTCTTCTATTGATAAGTAGTTGTTGTTAAGTATGTTTTGCCATACAACGCTTAACCAAACGCTTTCATCGGCTAATACGCAAACCCCTTTGTCTCTTAAGGCGTTAATTAGAACCTGTGTATTAGGCACATAATTAACTATCGCTTTAGGTTTAAATGTTCCATTATCTAGTTCTTTCTTAAAGCAACTTTTTAAATAAGCATTAGGGTTATTCTTTTGTTCAATATCTTTAATAACTAACCAATCATTAAATACTTCTTCACTAAAGTCTTCCTCTTTAGTCATAGTCAGTATTCCATTAATGTAGTTAATTACATATTCGTTGATATAACTTGGTGTATTTACTAACTTCATATATTTACTTCGCACGCTCGCTTTCTAGTTCTTTCTTGATTAAGACTATGAATGATGATGAAGATAACTAATTTATTTCTCTTTAGTTAAGTTCATTTACATTCACTTAACTTATCTTTACTTATCTTGGGTTGCCATTTGGTTGCCATTTGGTTGCCAAGATATGGAATAAGGCTTATCAGTAGCCTCGGTTGTGTAAGAATTGTTTTCATCAAGATACAACCTATTATCTTTTAGATAATTACTTGGTTTATATCTATCTTTTCTCTTGGTATTCATCAGCCACCAATGTTTCACAACCACGACACCATTAGGACATTCAAGCAAGAATTTTTTAGCGATAAGCAATAGCAAATCATCATTACTGCTACCGCAAGTCTTTAATATCTTTCTAGGGCTATCGCAAAAGCCGTCGTCATCGGCTCTACCTACTATGTGAAAGTAAAGGGCTTGACTACTGCTTGGCATATCTAGGAAACTATCGCTGTCGATAATTTCCAAACTAATCATTCTTCTAATAGCCATTACCTTACCTCCTTTAATTCATAGCCCAACGCTAATAATGTTTCGGCAACCATTGTGCTGTCGCCTTTGCTATTGAAATAGCGGTAGAATTGTTTGTATGTGCAACCGCACTTGGAAGCCAATGTTTTTAATGTTGTTCTTCTCGTTTTGGCTTGCCACTTAATATCTTCGTAATCGTTGCGGTCTAGCACCCTTTTTAAAACTGCATAAGTTTTCATAATTGTTCTCCTTTAGAATGGGGTTTTTATAGTGGTTATCCCCACCACTTTCTTTATTAGACAACTAGGTATGGCGTTATGTGGTTATTGGTATTGATTTAAGGAATATTTGACAAAGATTTATGAAAAAACGAATATGTATGATTACCTAGTTGCAATAACCTTATTCGCCTGTGGCTTCTTCGGCTTCCCCGACGACTTTTGTTTCATCGGCAGGCATTTCAATTTTGTTTTTGACCGCACCCTTTTCAACAGGCTTTTCTTCTTCGTGTTGTGGGTTATCTTTATAAGATGTTCCCTCGTCATCGAAGACAGCGAAGTCAAGTTCAATTGTCTTGGCTAATCTATCAAATGGGTATCTCTTTAACACGGCTCTACCAACAGCCTTGATACAGGTTTTAATCCCCATATCATCAAAGTTGGTTGTGTATGGGCTGTGTTTTCCGCTTCTATAAGCGATTGAATATCTTTGCGCCCAATCTTTAACTTGCTGAACGGACATCACGCTTGAAATCACGCCGTAATCTTTTGTTTCGACTTGACAATAATAGCCAACCACTTTTGGTTTGTTGAACATATCATTGACAGGTGTTGTTTTTGGGAATGTTAATACGATGAAGTCGCCGACCATTGTAGGTTTGTAATCAACGCCCTCGTAAAGACAACCGAAGTTGACTTTATCATCAACCAAGCCACCGCACTCTTTCATATCTTCGATAATGGCTTGATATTGTAATTGCGCTTGAATACCATTGTCGTATTTGACAGGGGCAACAGCATTGGGGTTTTTGTAATTAAAGGTGGCAACATTGTAAGCAAATCTAACTTTCGCCATTGTGGTTGTTCCCTCTAACTTGGGGTCGCTTTGCATATCAAGGATAGCCTTGTTTGCTTTAGCAATTTGTAAATCGGTCAATCTTAATGAACGACCTAATGAGACAACTTGGTCTCCGCTTAAAAGTTCTTCTAAATTGTTTGGTTTGACAGCAACCGCTGTATTTGTTTGTGCCATATTATTCAATCTCTCCCTCTAGCCCTAAAGACTTGGCATATTCTAATACTTGTTCTAATACGAGTTTTGACCCGTTTAAGACAAGTTTGTGGGTTTCTTCTTTTCCCACTACGACCTCGGTCTCTTCAACGACAAGAGCGTTCTTTTTCTCTTCTTGTTCAGCGTCATATCGTTTGACTTCTTTGTCGTATTCTTTTGACTTGTTATCTAATAACTTTTCGATAACTTTGAATTGGGTATCAATAAGTTTGGTTGTCGCAATTCTATTGGACTTAATCTTGTCTCTTAACTTATTGAGGGTTGCCCTGTTAGCCGTATATTTCTTGCGGTCAATATCATTCGTTAATGTTTTAACTTCGAGACTATTCACAAAGTCTTCAAACATCTTCTTTTGCTCGTCGTAGTTAATGATTGAGAATGAACCAATCGCTTTGTCATAATTGACAACAAGGTCTAATTTGTTTTTTTGTTCTTCCATAGAACCTCCTAATTTAATCTTGGTAATTCAATTGATAGTTTGGGTAATCTACGAGCCATAACCTCGTTTTCCCAAAAGTCAGTTTCGATGTAATCGAGAGCCTTAATGCTATCTTCGACTTTACTTCTCTCTATGTAATAGAAGTAGATTTCGCAATGGTCTAATTCTTCTTTCTCTCCGTTAAAGGTATAGAATTGAAGTTCCACGACTAGCCAACAAAATTGCATATCATTCAATACATTGAAATAATGAATGTCTTGGTCGAAGTATCTTTGCGGTAAGATAGTAGGCTTTCCATTTGCGTCAAGCCATTCTTCTAAATCGCTTTTTCTTCTAATTTGTCTCGACTTACATTCGATGAAGCCTTTACGACCTAGTTCGTCGTAGAGTTGCCCGTCTAAAGTCGCTGTTAGATATGGCTTATCTTTTCGCCTATACATTTCGTGCGCTTTTGGTGGCAATACTCGATAATTAGGGTGGTTCGCTTTAAAGATTGTTCTTAATGCTGGTTCAACAATGTTTCCGTGTTGCTTTGCTTCTTCGTTTGTTTTGTCTTCAACTAATTCTTCTCGTGGCATTAAAATTTTTTGAAGCAACTCAATGCGGTTTTCATAAGGGCTATCGCCCAATATGACACTTGCCGAACTACCGCCAATTCCTCTAGCGTTCAACCACTCTTCTCGGGTCTTAAAGGTTTCTCTTGTGTAGTTTTTCTTCGACATCGGTCTCCTCCTTTCAAATGGCATTAGTGTTTTTTGATTGGTTATCGCCTCCAATAGCCAATAGTTTTATTTACAAGTGTGTCTTTCACTTGGCTTTATTCAGCGATTAGAGCAAATACGAGTTTCTAATCGTTGCCGACAATTTTTATTTCCTCGTCTAATGTTGTGCCGAGGAAAGCGAGAACACTATTGCGACGGACACAATCGGGTAAATCAGCAATCGTTCCGTCATATTTCTTGCGAACTATTTTCATAATTTCGTATGCCTTTGTGCTTCCGCACCCGACATATTCCATAATGTTTTTATAATTCCAATGTGGTTTTTTTAATAATGTCTTCGTCTTCATCTTGTAGTGGTTTTCTTTACAGGCTATTTCAAAAAAATATCCTTGCCTAGTAGGTTTGAAAGTTTTTCTAATTCGCTTGGTTTGAACTCATATCTACCATTCAACTTATTATATAAACTCATTCTACTAATACCTAAATGTAAAGCAATATCCGCTGTGGATAGTTTTTTGGTTTTAATTCGTCCATTAATTCTTTCAATATCTATTTTCATATCGTGTAGTGTTTTTCTTAACGCTGTTTATTAAACCATATTTGAATTTTTTGTGCAAGTTTTTTTTACAAATTTTAATATTTTTTTACAAATGTTTATTTTTACGATATAATAATCGTAGAGGTTTAAGGGTATGAATAGGATAAAAGCATTAAGAAACGAAGCAAATTTATCATTAAGAGAACTAGGCAATTTGACAGGAATTACTTTTACTACACTTGGCTTATTGGAAACCGAAAAGCAACCATTAAGACAACACCACATAGAAAGATTGTGTGCGTTCTTTAATTGCACCACCGATTTTTTAATAGGCAAAAGCGATTTTGGTATTGGGGTTTTCTTTAATGATGATTACAAAGTAATTGCGTATAAAAAATATATCGAGTTAGCAAGCGACATTGGCGTTGATATTTCGATTATTGAAACGGATATGCCAAATATTATCTTTAAAGTATGGAACAATAAAGTCGCTTTATCGAAGAAGCAAGTTTATAGATACATTAAAATTAACAGCACCGAAGTAGAAGATGTCCGCCAACAATTAAATACGATATTGGATAATTTAAGCGAGAAAGAATTATTAAAAGTATTAAAGTTTATTAATGATTATATAAAATAAAAAAACCGCAACGGGGGCTAGTCCAAAGCGGTTCTTGAGAACGATTACGAAAACGGGGTTTCATAACCGAGGTAAATTATAAAATGAACAAAGGAATATATCAAGACAGGAAAACAGGAAAGTGGTATATCCACACCACTATTAAAGGAAAGACTTGCACAATAAGAGGATATGACAGCAAAAAGCAAGCCGATAATGATTATGATAAGGCAATTAAAGAATGGTCTATAAAGCATAATCTATATTTATCACAATCAATTTTGTTAAAAGATTTATGTAATAACTACTTTGAAAATCGAAAAGTAAATATGTCTCAAGGGACACTACATAAAGATAAGAGCCAAGAGCGAAAGTTGTTAGCCACTTTTGGAAACGCACCTATTACTTTAGCCTTTAATTATGAAAGTGTGCAAAAATTTTACACGGAATACAAAAACGACTACCGATTTTTAAATTACTATAAGTCTTTAATGTCTTTTGCGTATGACCGACAACTAATTGACAAAGATTATTCGTCGCTTATTGTGCTTCCTAAAACAAAAAGAAAAGCAAATACCGAACTTAAGATTATACCGCCAAAGGTAAAACAGGCGTTTTTAGACACGATTAAGAATAACAACGAGTATTTTATAATGTTTACATTATTCGCTTATCTAGGCTGTCGTTTGAGTGAATTTCTAGGCATTTGCTACGATTGTGTTGACCTTGAGCGGAAACAAATAACAATCAAGAGGCAACTATTAACCAACGGGAAACTTACCGATGTGCTAAAAACTAGCAATAGTTATAGAATAATTCCGCTAAACGATGAATGTGTAAAACTTTTACGGCACAAGTGTAAAAAAATTACAGGCAGGGTTTTCCCTATCTCTCACACATCTTTTAAAAGGGTATTAAAGAAATATCTTCCCGACTATTCAAGCCATTCGTTCCGTCATACTAGAGCAAGTGAACTCGGGGCAAAGTGTTCTAATCTTGGCGATGTCCTGTTTTGTGCTTCTTGGCTCGGTCATTCTCCGTCAATGTTTTTGAACACTTATTGCCATAATTTAGACAATAATGTGAAAGATAAATTTTTGCTCTAATGCTCAAATAATGCTCAAAAAATGCTCAAGGCATTTAAAAACCCCCTATAAGGGGGTTATTTGCTAATGGTCGGGACGACAGGGCGTAGGCGTTTTTATCTATTATTATTTATAATAATAAGTCTTTGTATGAGCATTTAATTATTTTAGCCTTTAATACTTTGTATTAAGCATTTCGCCACATTTCGTCTCATTTTAATTTTTAATGCTCAAAATTTTCTTTCTTTTTTAACCCGTCCAATACACATTGCGGATAATGGTATTTTATACATCTTGGTATTCTCTTTTCAACTAGACTAATATCCCCTTGTATTTTTACCATTGTCCCTAAATGATGATACCCGAATATAGCGGGCGGTAAATGCGTAACAATATCACTACCATTTCTAACTACGATAAGATTTTTCCAAAAGTGTCGATGTTCTTTTTTGACCTTTAACGCTCTTGGGCTTTCAAACGCATAGCCCAAGATACAATCTTTAATGTCGGGTCTATGGTAAACGATGTCTTGTAAAGCGAGTTGACACAATGCCCCTCCGTGCGAATAGCCAACAACAATGATTTTTAACCACTTGTAATCGCCATTCTTATCTTTCTCATAAACTTTATCAAGCAATAGGTTTCTCGCTTCTCTATATGCCATTAAGAAGCCCTTGTGTGCTTTGAATACACCATAGCAATCTTTCGTAAATAAGAAGTTCCTAACCCAATCGGTTATGCTATTGCTTCCTTGAAAGTAGATGTAGAGCGTTTTGTCATCTTCAACAAAGGCATAATTCACGCTATCGCCTATTTGTTTATATTTAATAGCGTAAGCACAATTATAAAATAATTCTTTCATCATAAATCTTAATTATGCCAAATTGGTCTTGAAGATATACATAGTATAGTTATCGTAAACAGGGTTGCCTTGATTATCGAATAGTTTGAAATGGGCTGTGCCACCTATATCTTGTATGCCTAATGTTCCAATTCTTGCGTTGCCTTGACTATCGTAAACGACAACCATAGGTGTTCTAATTGGCGATTGATTAGATGAAGCCAACATTGTAGAACTAATGTATAAGAACGCTTGGCAATTTCCATAGGTCAAAAAATACATTCCGTCCGTTAATAATGAAGTTGAGATTGTAAACTCGCCACTTGTGAATGTTCCACTTGCGACAAGAGTTTGACCTTTTTTACAAATATCGGCAACGGCAACGCTATTAGTTCCATTAGAGATAACACCGCTTAAATATAAGTCTTTAAAACGATATGAGGTTGTGCCTAAATCTGTTGTGTTATCGCTTTGTGGTCTTAAAATCGTTGAGTTAATTCTAATATTGCTATCATAAAACTTTATTTCGTTGTTGTTTTGACCGACTACGACTTTGCCATTACTATCAAGATTTAGTCTAAATGTTCCATTTTCAATAAAGTTATTACCATTTGAAGTAGTGAATGTTGCTTTACCTTTTAAGTAGAGGTCAGTAAACGGGTTTGAACTTCTACCTAAATTAGAGCCATTAGTATTTAATGTATAGATAGCACCACCTTGAATGTTATACATTTTGGTTGTTCCACTATAAATACCGAGTTGGTTTGTTCCGTCTTTTTGAATAGACCAAGTTGTTTCACTTTCAGCACCCGAATTAAATTGAATACTATTGCTTAAATATAAATCTTTCCAATAATATGATGAAGCACCTAAATCGTAAGTGTTTGTATCATTCGGTTTTAGGTGGCGATAAAAATATAAATCGGTATGAGTTGTAAAGTCTAAATCAATCGCATTATAACCGCCTCTATCTTGTATCTTTGTCATTTTAGCGTTGCCTGTAAACAACCAATTTGCCGTAATGGTTTCGGGGTTATTTTTGGTTGTATAGTTAGATAGGTCAACAAACCCACTTAATATATCCCAATGACCCACGCCATTAGAAATTATCCACGCAACATTATCGCCCTCATTAACAGGGATATTACCAAGTGTAATAACGCCACTATCGAGCATATCGTAAACCCAACCATTTTCTAATTGTGTTGTATCTAATGCGTTAAGACTTGCTACACTAATGCTTCCTTGTGGTGTATAGACATTTGAAATAACATTATTGATTTTGTCATTTAATGCCTTGCCTTGTTTCGCACTTAAAACTTTATCACTCTCGTTGCTTTCTAAATTGTCAACGATGTCGCTTTTAACTAATGCGTTTTGTTCCAAGTTTTCAATTCTATCATCATAACCCTCGACCTTTGTTTCAAGTTGTTCGAGTTCGGTTGGGTATCTCTCGCTTATTTCTTCATCGGCTTTTATGGTATCGTTTAACTCTAATTCAACGATAAGTGTTTGCCATACGACATCATCATCACTATTTTTGAACTCGATTTGTAGTTCGAGATTTCTAAATTGTGTGCTTTTGCGTGTTAAGACCCAATCTAATTGCACATTATCGTTGTCAAAGTAGGCAGTTAGCATAATCTTGTCGATATATGTATGCTCTTTGTTTTGAACTTTTAGATACGCTTGACAATCGCTTAAATCAATGTCCTCTTGTAAGACATCTAAAATAAATCTTATTCTATCTGCATTATTGTTTTGCTTCACACCAAGCGAGTAATATCTATTTTGTGGCGTAATGCCTTTATAATTTATAATTAACATCTTGATTACCTCTTTTCGTTTTGGTATATTATTATTAGAGATTGAGAATGTTTCTCATTCCTCTTTTTTTATGCTTAAAATCTTATTGGTCTTACGATGAACGAAGTTTTTGGCTCAATTCTATCTTGGTCTAAAATGTCATCATCGTTGTAATAAAGACAATAAAATAATTCCAAGCCATTGTTTGCCATATTACCTTTCCAAACGATTTTACCTTTTTCGGTTTCGTATGTTTCAAAGTCGGCAACAAACTTTAACATCATCTTGCCGTATGTAGCATATTGTTGCAAGTCATCACTATACCACATACCCATTACATAGTTTTGGAACTTTACGACAATCTTTTTGGGGTATCTTTTACCATAACGAGAATTGGCTAATGGGTATTGAATTAGACTATCTAATGGCATACCATTATCAATATCATTAAGATTGATAATTGGGTGGTATAAAACCCAACATTTGATATTGCGGTCATTATCCCCAAAACTTTCTTCTTGGGCATACGCTTCTCGTTGTAATCTCCACAAACCCGTGTCGTGATATTCTTCAATCATTTTGAACTCACGCATATCATTTGGGTTGGAAGCACAAAGTCTTGATAAAAAATCGGGCATTGAATAAATGCCTGCTTGCAACGAAAAAGTTGTTAAAGTATTGCCGTATTTTTTGCCATAAAAGTCTTTGCCACGCAATAATTGACCTTTACTTGTTTTATTACCTTTATGTGAATAAAGAACTCTTACATCTTTTTTAACAACAATGCACCTTGTAAATTGGTCGAAATACACAAACTCTTTGTCTTTTCCACTTAAAGCGTTAATTTGCTTTTGTAAGTCTTGAATAATCGTGGGGTATGTATTCACGATTTCATCATCGGCAACCACGCCATTCATAATCTTTAATGTAAATAGTTGAGTTTGCCACACTATTTCATCTTCATTTTCAAAGCACAAAGATACATTAAGACTTTCTTGTGTTGTGTGCTTCTTTAATAAATGCCAATCAACTACGATATTATTATCTTCAACAACAATATCATCACTACTAATTTGAACTTTATCCACAAAGCCCAAATCATTGTCGCAGTTGACATATACTAAAAAATTGTCCTGTAAGTCTAAACGACCTTGCTTTTTAAGGACAACAAACCTAACAATATCAGCGTTGTTATTTCCCTCAACGCCATATTTATAATAATTGCTAATAGGTTTGTTTCCGTTGTAATTAACAACTAACATAACTTATTGCCTCTTTCTTTTTAATTTTTTTATATTTTTTGAACGCTATCCTCTAACTCGAAATCGCCCATATTTGCGACATAATAGGCACTCATTGTGCCGTCGCTAATTTGCGTCATATACATATAGCAAGTTCCCTCGTGAACAAGTCTTAAATCAACAAAGACACTTGTTCCAACGCTACCAAAAGCACTCATAATATATCCGTCGCCCTCTAAATCACTTAATTTTTCATAAGGGGTTGGGTTGCTTGAAATTGCATTGACTTCAACACCAAAAGTTCCAAAGTTCGGGTCGTTCTCAAAGATTAAATCAAAGTGATGAGAATAAAGGGTTGTTTTGCCCCCCTCATCAATTTCGGTTGTGATTATTTCATCAAATTCCCATTTGTTGTCTTCGTTCTTTGCGTAATGAATTTCATTCACATAAGCACTATCAACATTAACGAAACACATATCGTTATCGTTTTTGGAATTTAAAATTGCTTGGACTTTTTCTTCGCCGTCTCCAATAATGAGCATATCGCCAACTTCTAAATCATTTAAAACGACTTGCGATATATTTTCGTAATCATCGGTTTCAACGATTAAACGCTGAACCCCTCTATAAACATTTTCCATAGATGTTTACCTCCTAATTATTCGGCTTGCCAAACATCTTTAGAGTTGAAAGTCCAAACGCCGTCAATCTTGTCATAGGAATAAGTATCGCTATAACCCGTTGTATTATAAGAAATACAAATGCCTGTGGCTTGTTTGTGGGAAACGATGTAACAATGATGTAAAACCTTTCCCTCTTCGAGTGTTTCTTTGACAACGATGTCGCCACATTCTAAATCATCGAGTAATTCTCCCGAGATTTTTTCCATATCATCAACGACAATTCTTAATGGGCAAATGCCTCTATAAATTTTTTCCATAGTTTTTCCTCCTCCTTTTTAAAACTATTTCGCATTGATTTCTTTAGAAATCGCAATTATGTGTTCGACAAATTTCTTAACATTTAATACGACTTCTAATACCTTATATTTTTCTTTGACCGCCACAAGGACATATTCGAGTTTTTTTGCCCCTGTTAAGTCTTGTTTTTCAGCCTCAATCATTTTCTCTTCGATAAACTTTTTCATATCGCCTCTAACGATTGCGACTACAATTGCGACAATACCGCTTAACACAGCGACACCCAACGCAATTAAAGTAATAATTTCTTGTAAAGACATACATTAATGACCCCCTTTGGCTTTAAGTCTTTCTTCTAGCACATTGATTTTGCTTTCGTGCTTTGTAAGCAATTTATCGTGGCTATCCACTTTGTTTTTTAAATCGCTTGTATTCTCGTCAATTTTGACAAGCATTGTTTCCATACGCACAAGTCTTGCTTCATCGCCTTTGTTCGCTTTTGTGCGTTGGGCAAAGAAATTAAGAATGCCGATGATACAGCCAACTATCGCTATCACGCTTGCTAATGTAATGGTCGATTGTGTTAAGTCCATTTAGATACCTCCTTTTTAAAAATAAAAGGTGTCAATTACTGACACCCTTTTGTGTTTTATACGAGATACCGATTTATCTCTACTTTAATTTTACATTTTTACTTTAAATAATCAATTATATATTGATATATTTCTTCATTTATACCCTCATCGTGTATTTTTTGGGCTATTTCTTTCTCTTTTTTAGTCAAAGTCATCTTGCCTTTGTCAAACATACGAACTGCAATATAGATGTGATACCACTTTTTGTCTTGCTTCGGTAGAAAGGAAATGTGTTTTTTAAGTAATTCAATGTATTCATCTTTCACATCAAATATTGAAAAGTCCTCAAAGTGTAAATCTTCGCCCTCAATATGTTTCATAAAAGGATATATATAGCAACCTAAACGCACTCTTTTTGCTCTATCTACCATATCAAAGTGTATGTCGTATTCTTTGTTATGATTTGTTCTAAAATCGCTCATACGCTCATCATTATTGTCGTAATAATAGATTAAATCAATGTCGTGTGATTTGGGTAAGATACAAGATGACCCGCTTTGATAAATTGCTACTCTCATATTAGTTATCTTCCTCAATTATCATTACATTATTGCTTTGTATTCCGTTATCCTCGAAATAACAATAGACATCATCACTTAACAAGCCGTTAAGTTTTTGATTGAAACTTGTTTTTAATTCGGTGGCATTATCTTGGTCGATATGAATAATCGCACCTGCACTTACACTAAATGTTAAAGTAGCACCGCTACTATATTTAATTTTTAAATCAACATCAAACGAGTTCGAGTTTTGAATATCAAAACTAAAATAATTAATTTGTGTATAAGTAAGATTAGAAATGGTTGGTTGTTTAACTACATCAGGTTGTAATACAACAACATTATCGCTTTGATAGGTCAAGCCACCTATTTGATATTCAAAATACACATATACATAATCTTCTAATGCGTTATAATAACTCGCTTGGAAACTATTAAGTAAATCGTGTGCATTTAATTGTGTAAATCGTGAATTAGAGTTTGCACTTATCGTTCTTGAAAGTGTGCCATTACTAAATACGATTTTAGCAACTACATCGACATTGTTATTGTTTACAACCAAAAAAGTAAAAGAGTTTTCATCATAAGTTAAATTACTTATAACAGGGTTTTGTAAACTAAACGCACCAATATTTCTACCAATGAGTTTGCCTCTAAAACCACCATTAAACTCGATTTCAACTTGTTCTAAACAAATAATCTTGTCATCAATAATAACGAGGTCTAATGGTTGAAAAGCAGGGTTTACACGACAATCAAAAGTATAGATTTCATCGTGAGAGAAATAATTTGTCGCTTCGCTTAATACATAACTTGCGTTGTTGCTATCAATAAAAGGCGAGCGAATAATATGCCCCTCTTGGTTAGTAGTAGGGTCTTTGTAATACATCTTTTTACCATAAATGACTACTTCGCCTGCACTATTCCCACTTCTTTCTGCGTAAATATTGGGAAAATAATTAAAATAAAGAGGCGATTGTTTCTTGTTAGTTCCTATTTCGCTATTAGGAAATACGACATTTGAAACATAATAATTATTATCTTCAAGATTAACTCTTATGCTACTTTGCCCGCCACTAACATCACTTTTCATTATTTCAACTTCGTTTAAATCATCTATTGAAACATCACTTATTTTTACGCTTGTGCCTTTTTCATCATTGGCAACATCATAATCAAAGACATTTAATAAGGGCAAAGCACCGACATAAGAAGCACTACTAAATAATTTACAAGACATTTTATCGTTTGTTGGGTCATAGTCCAAAGCACCACCAACACAAATTGCTAATGCTTGTATTATCTCTATATTTGTCATCTCGGTAAAACCATATAAATATTTAATGGTTGGGTTTCTTGGCAAATCAAAAATCAATGATGTGTCAGTGGGATAATATAAAAGGTCTAATACTTTTCTTGGCGTAGCAGTAAGATAATTTAATTCATACATATTTGTTCTATTGCCGTTTGTTTCAAAAAACACACTATTACTTTCAAAATAACCTTTCGCCTTAATAGTTCCATAAAACTTGTTTTTATCGAGTTTGGTTTCTTTCACATAAACAAGAAGATAATCGGTTGACATATAACCATTAACTTCAAAATAAATGCGTAATGGCGTATCTTTAGCAGGCATTATTTGAACTTTAAGCGTTTTGATTGTGCAATCAATATTTGGCACGCCATTAAAGAAATAAGAATTGCGTTGAATTATATTAACGCTACTCAAATCGTTTTCATCATATAAAATCACATCATTATTGTCTTTTATAACAATTCTCGATGATGTAATTATGCGCTCGGCAAAAGCGTCGATAAAACCACTTGGGACATTTAACATAACTACACCTCAATTATTGACAAGGCGGGGTTCACATATCCACCAATGGCAACGATTTCATTACTTGAATTTAAAATACATTGTATTTTGGCTGTATCGCTCACTCTATCGCCACAATAGAAAGTCTTTGTTTGATATGTTCCTTTGATTGTGTCGTAATAATATGCTTCAAAATAAAAGTTTGTATCAAAAAAGTCGGCAACAAGTGTGTATTGAGTTTGGTCTAAAAATGCCCAACCCATTTCCACTTTCCTTACGCCTGCTCTAATGACATTAGAAATCACTTTTCCACTTGTATCTCTCGCACTATCGACAATAGTAGATGATGTCATTTTATAAGTTGAGGGCGTGGGTAAAGTAGTCCAAGCACCACCGCCAACAGGTCTTACTTTAACAAATATGCCGTCGTAATTACTTGCCATACTTAATTACACCTCCACCTACTAAATCTAAACCAAAGTTATTTTGTCTCGCTGTAACAACTCTTGCTATTTCATAACTATCTAAATTGATAACTATTTCGCCATTACCATTGCTTCCACTTTCTCTCATAGCCTGTAACACGGCTTGATAAATGCCTTGCGTAATTTGTTCGTTGTTTGCAACAGCGGTTTTTCCATTGGCGAATTGACCGACCAACTCATTATGGTTTGCATAGAATAAGCCGTCTTCGGGGAAACCACCTGTGGCAAAGCCTGTGCCTGTAAATAAATAACTTATACCTCCCGTTAAAACACCGACAATATTTTTCCATACTTTGTCCCCTGTCGATGTTCCGCCAAGATTAGCAAGACCCGTGCTTTTGAAATTAGAAAGCCTGTCTCTAATAGTTTCAACATCTTTAGCAATTGCGTTCCAACTTTCTCCCCATTCTTTCCCGAAATCAGCCCAAATTTCTTGATTAACTGAACCAATATCTTTCCAAATATTCTCCATTTTAGACCAATCGCCTGTTAAAATTCCTGTTACGATAGCAGGTATTGATTGTAAAACTCTCCCCGCTACATCTAATAATGTTGAGAGAATATTTGAAATAAGCAAAATAGCAGGTTCAATTCTTGATAAAATATCAAACGCTGTTGACAAAGGTATGACAAAGAGAGTTTCCGCAATCGCCGATATAATTTTGTCAAGGTGTGTAAGCGTTTTAACAATATTCTTCAATGAAGATGTATTCTCGCTTACGGCTACTTTTTCAAAGTTGAAGCCCTCGTCATTTCCTTGAATAACATTCAATTCATCAATACCAAGAGAAATTGCTTTATTTGCTTTATCCACACTTTCGGCAAAGTCTTCCGTGCTTTTTGTTGCTTTGTAATAATAATCTTGACCCGCAAGCATAGCGGTAAATTCAGCGACATTGTTTAGAACCTCGCTTAAGACATTACCGAGCATAGTGATAATTGGGGCAAGTAATTTAACCACAGGGGCAAAAGTTGCCATTATGGAATGTTTTAAAAACTTAATTGCCGACCACGCTTCGCTAATAACTTCATTAAATTTTTCATCGTGAATAGCAAATTGGTTTATTAATTCCTTAATCAATTCTTTAACGGCTTGAATGATTAATCTAACCAAAGAGAAAATAGCACGACTAACAACACGACCAAAGAAATTAGCAATTGGGTTATCCTTTGGTAGATTTTCTCCGCCGTTTTGCCATTCGTCGTCAAATTTTTTAGTAATAGTTTTATTTACTCTTTGCAATGTGCGTAACGCTTTATTGTGAACATCAATAAACTTGTCTCCGTAATCATCTACCGCTTTTTTTGTTCTATTAACAAATGCTTGAACTTTTGAGGCTACTTCTTCATAGTTTATAGCGTTCATATTTAAAATGGCTGTTTCTATGCTTTTACCCTCAATAGTAAGAGACGATAAAAGAGATGTGTTATTTAAGCCATTAGAAGAAGCGGAGGCTTTTGCTGTTGAACTAGAATTTACAGCATTCATTCCTTTTTCAACTTGTTCTAATTTTTTAGCGTCTAATCTTTTTAAAATTTCAGCGAATGCTTCTAATGATTTTTCCGCACCGCTAAAATCAATTTTTGCAATATCTTTAAGACCCCTAACGACAGCACCTATTGCTACATTTCCATTGTTAAGAGCCTTAAAGGTATTCCTTAAAGTCGCAAGTTTTTTAACAAGGGCATTAACATTTTTAGTCGCTTTGCTAGTATCAGCCGAAATAACAATATCTAAACTATCTATTGTATTTTGCGCCATAAATGTTTACCTCCTTATTTTATTGACTTGGCTTTTAAGGCTTTTCTTAACCTTTCAACTTTTTGCTGTTTCTTATTTTCAATTTCCGTTTGGCTCATTGGTATAGGTTGTTTTGGATATTTAACACTCTTGCTTAAACAACTACCTATTGCCATTTGGATATAAGCACCTTGTAGCCAAAGTTGATTATTTAATTTGATTTGCCGAATTTCCTCGGCTTTTGAATAATAATTTATTAATTCAACATCATCGTCCCAAAATTGTTCGGGTGTCATTCCTATCGACAGGAAATAACTAAACAATTGTAGAAAGTATGATTTAATGCTCGGGGAGGTTTCGCTTTGAGTTCCCTCTAGTTGACCTCCCAATGAGCGTTTCCCTCATTACCCGCATTTTCTAAAGCGTTAATAGATTTTTCGAGCAAACCAATTAGGGCTTGAATGAAGTCTCCTAAATCTTTCATAGCCACGCTATCAACGATTTCTTGGGCTTCTTCAAGAGTGATTTTTGGGTGGTTCTTAAGGCACGCATAATAAACTAATTTATCAATGCTGTCCTGTTTAGCACCCTTTTGGAATGCTTTTATAATGCCGTCTTCTTCCATTCTAATAATGGTTCTACGGGTAAATTCAAATTTGTATTCTTTTTCATTTCCCTCCGCTTGGGGAACTTTCAATACGATATTAGCCATTTCTAATATCCCCTTTCTTTTTTGATTATGCGAATGTGATTGCGCTTGCGAGAGTTGTTGTGATTGTCATTGGTATAACTTCATCAACACCGAAAGACCCAATCTTCGCACTAATGTAACCCTCAAATGAGGCTGAACCTTGTGCGCCACCAATGCCACCAAAGACGACCTTAATAGGTAATTTGCCTGTAAGATAAGATTTGATAGCGATGAAAGCAGTATGGTTGTAATTGGCTGAAAACTCTAAACTTTCGCCTGCGTCCAAGATACCTTGAATATAGGTTTTTTGTGGGTCGCATAAAGTTGTTGTTTCGAGATTAGAGGGTTCTCCACCAATTTCGGGAACATCAGTTAAACAAACAGGTTGAACATAAGCATTAATTGCGCTTGCGGTTGTTGAAGCAACAATTTCATACAAGTTCGCTAATGTAGTGTCGTTAGAAACCACATAGTAATCAGTTCCATTGATTGTTTGCTTTTCGTAGTAGATTTTTTCGTTATCGTATGTAGCGTCGGCGGTCTTTTTGACCCAACCTTTAACTAACAAAGCGACACCTAGAGAAGTAATTGCTTTTCCCATATTGATTTACCTCCTATAAGTAATATGGTTTTTTGAAACAACGGCACTATATCGCAATACAATGCGGAATGTTTCGTTATCTTGAAAAGGCACATAGGAATTTCTCCAAAAGCCAATTGAATTAAAATATTCATCGACCACTTGAGAAATCTCTTTTGCCTCGGTTTTTTTGTTAGATGATTTTGAATAAATGTGAATTTCAAACGAAGTGTCAGCACCATTTTCTTTACCACACATATCCGCTAAAGATAGACTTTTGCTGTTGTCAATCATTTCACAACTGACAAACGGGAATTGAGACGGGGTATTTTGAAATACGCTAGAGGTTGCAATATTGGAATTGTAAGCCCTCAATGCCGTGCATAATTCGGTATATACTTGGTTTTCAACATCAATCATAATTTCTAGTAATAGACCGCATATTTAGCGGTAGCAAATATTTGTGGTAATTCTTTCTTAACGCTTTGAACAGCATTGAAGATACAACGATTTGGCGGGTTGCCGTGAGTAGCAATAACGGGCGTTCCGTCTTTTTTTTTGTATTTGACGATATGACCCGTTTCTCCTTGGGTTTGATTGAAATACCAAGTTTGTCTATTCCCGTTTCCCTTAACCTTGCCGTCTTCTCCTCGATATTGACCGATAGGATATATACCCTTAAATGCTCTTCCAATAGTTCCGTAAGAATGTAGCCATTCGTGGGTTGAACCACTAGGGTTATAATGAACACCTGTCCCAAATTCAATGAAGTATAAGGCACTACCCTCAAACCTCACAATTCTTTGAGCCATAGCGTTTGGGTTTTGGGTTTTGTTGCCCTCACTTGTTAGAGCATATTGACCCCCGAAACTATTAGGGCTTCCGTGATATGGAACATAAGTTGCCATATTCCCTTTCTCGAAATAAACACGCACATCGTTATCGCCGTCGTATTGGGCGTTTTGGAAATTTAATCGTGCCTCTTTCGCTATTCGGTCAGCGACTTCTTCGACAATGCTTCCTGCTTTTCTTCTAGCGTTTGATAAGATTTGACGACAAGCCTTGATAGCAAGGTTAATATCGCTTGTTTGTTTTCCGCTAGATGATGTAGATGACTTTGTAAAGTCAATATAAATAGTTTTTTTAGCCATTATTTCTAACTCTTTCGAGGGCTATTACAACTTCGTTTGGTGTGTCAGCAATTCTTTTAACTCTATAATCGTAAAGCGGATAGCCGTTGCTCTCGTAAGTTAATGGTTTATCAATGAAAAACACTGAATTGTCCGTCAACTTTAGTTCTTGGAACTTCTCGTATGACAAGGTAATAACCTTATCGTAGTCGAGATTTGTTCCAAAAACCTCAATTGCGGTATTACCTTTTGCACCGCTAATATTCGCTTTGAAACGAATTGGCTTGCTATAAGTAATAATCTCTTCGCCTGTCTCATATCCCTCACTATCAACATAAGGAACTTTTCCTTTGTAATTTAGAGCGATTAAGGGGCGTTTATTCTTTTCACAACTTCTCATAATGGTAAACTCGCAAACGGGGTTAATTCGGCTAGTATTTGGGTTTCACTACGCCAAGAACGACTAATGCCGTTTTCGGTGTGCTTATCTTGACCCTCAACGCCTCGCATATTATAGAGAGTGATTGCTAATTCGATTTGAAGTCGCTCGTATCTATCGGGAACATCAATCTTTTTATTTGCTTCACAACCAAATGGGTAAAGTTTATTCAAAATCTTTTCCCTCGCTTGGAGGAGGTAAACTTCATAAAGTTCACTATCTTCTTCGCCAAGCAAGGTTATCATTTCGTCGATTTTTTGTTCGATAGTCATAGTTTACCTCCTATCTAATTAATTAATTAGAGTGTGTAGTCGATTGCGCAGAATGGAATATTCTTTGCTTCGATTGCGTGTCCGTTGCCGTCATTGACGATTTCCCAAGAAGAACCTGTTTCTAATAAGGCATTGGTAACTTTGTTTGTTCCACTAATAGCGGAAGCCTTGAAAGAAACACCCTCGGGGGCTAAATAGAATTTATGACGGGAAACGAGTGAGGTTTCGCCACCATTTGTTTTTGCGTCTCTAGCCATTTCAACAGGAACTAACACAGGAAGTTCTCCACGGGCAAATGCTCTTTCGCCCAAGAAGAATGTGCGGTATGTGTATGTGCTGTCGCCATTATCAACAACAGGGCATTGGTCGTTGACGATAACTAATCTACCATTCCAATAAGCAATGTTAGATTGTCTTTGCATACCATTTGCGTCGTTATACATTGCATAGGTAAGTTTTTCGGTTTTCTCTAATGCTTGAGCAACCACGCTGTGCATAAACACAACACGATAGAGGTCAGCATTGTCGCCACCGATACCACGAACTGCGTCGATGATGTCAGTAGAAGCAACCGCTGTTTTGGCAATAATGCTACCACTTAAAGCGGAAGCGAAGATACCTTTGAGAATGGATAACATTTTCTTTTGGTCTTGTTTTTGCCAATATCTTGCTAATTGTTCAGCAACTTCTAACATAAAGTCTTTGCCTGTGCGGGAGAATGTGAAGTCTTTTTCAGTAAAGGACTTGCCCATTTCTAACGCAACAATACCTTGTGAATAGGTTGGTAAAGAACCTTCGTCGATGTTGGTTGCGCCGTCTAAATCAACAGCGTCGCCACTTAATAAGCCTGTGATTGGTCTTAAGGCATAGTTGCCACCAACTTGGGCAGGGAATTTTAAAGCGATTTCTTCATCTTCATAGAAAACGCCTGCTTCAATTAAAGAAGTCTTAACAGGGTCAGCAACGGCTCTTGTATATGCTAGGAATACTTCGCCGTTCCAATTTTTTAAATCAAACACTTTCATAATCTTTTCCTCCTAATATGTTTGAATGTGGGAGAACTTCGATTACGAGATTATTTTCTTGTATAGGTCGGGGTTATCTTGTTGAAGTTTGTTCATTTCTTCCATTGAGATAAGACCTTTTTTGAAGTTCTCTCTAGTGTATTTGGCATTATCGACATTATTGGGGTCTCCAAGATTGGGGTTAGGTTGATTTTTGAGAGCGTCGGCTTTCGCTTTCTTCGCTACTTCTTCCGTATATGCTTTCATAATCAAGCCCTGTTCAATGAGATTTCCCTCAATAACGGCTTGAGCCATTTTTTTAGCACTTTCAGCGTCCATACCCACACCCATATATTGCTTTTCGGTCTCATTGAGTTTGAGTTGCTTTTGTGCTTCTTCATAGCGGTCTTGAAGTTCTTTCAGTTCCGCTGTCTTTTTTTCTTCATCGGTCATCTTTTCCCTTTTAAGGGTTGCTAACTCGCTTGAAGTTTTGTCGAATGAAGATTTGAATTTATCTCTATCTCCCTCGGCTTTAATTTTTGCGCCATTTAGTTCGGCGACTTTTGCGCTAATTTCTTCTTCGGTAGCGTCTTCCGCTAAACCTAATAACGCTAATGTTTCTTTTGAAAGAGCCATTTCTCTTCCCTCCTTGCGTTTTTTAACGAGTTTCTCTACTCTTTACTGCGTTTATTTAAAGTAAGTTCTCTCTTACTATTTTGTATATGAATGGCTATGCCATTTATAACCTTTAGTCGTCAATGTGAATTTTGATTTTCACATCTCTTTTTTCTTCTACGAGAACGACTTTATCTCGTTCTTTTTTAATCTTGGCTTCATTCCCCCGATTAAGAACGCCTGCTAATTCTTTAAGGAAGTTAGCGTCAGCCAAATCAGTTATCTTGATTTTCATTTGCTATATTTATCGCTTGTTGAGCGGTCAAGTTTCTCAAATCTTCTACATAAAGACGGCTTTCTTCATACGCTTGGTCGGGGTCAGCGAATAAGCCACAGGTCGCAAATGCCAATCTTGGCGCAACCTTATTTGTTTGTAAGAGTTGAACCAATACTTGCGCTTTAGCGAGTATGTCTTCGTAATTTCTACGAGTGAATTTAATTTCTAAATCACTTAATTTGAGATTGAATGCACCTAATGTCATAACATTGCAAATATATAAGATGATTTTTAGGCTTTCTTTTTCGCTCTTTTTGAAAATCATTTCAGTATTTGAAGTTCTTGCTTCGGCGGAATACCAACCACCTTTAAGAACTTGTGCGCCATTATTAGAGCCGTCGTTAGTTGTTCCGTCAGCCTGTGCGGGCATACCCACTATCTCTCTAACGAATTGACATAAAACCTTAACTAAACTATTAACTTGTGTTTGATTTAGTTCTTGGTTCAAATAACTAACATTGGCTTCGATTGTTTTTGTGCCATCAGTGTTGTCTTTAATCTTGATAGCACCTAATTCTTTAAGTTGTCTAAAACTATCCTTATCTATATCAACATTCTTGAATACCATAAGGGCTTGAATGAACTGCTCAACGCCGTCTAATTGGTTAGAAATAGTTAGGTTAATTGCATTAAGCAATGGTTCGACAATTTCAAAGTCTCCTAATCTATCTTCGTTCAATGGGTATTCGACAACAGGAATTTGACCCAACACATTTTCTTTTGCAACAACAGGGTTCGGGGCATTGTTTTCAAACTCGAAATATTCAGTATCGGTAAAAACTTGACATTTATAAATCAAATTTCCGTTTTCCATTCTTACATCGAGCAATACACCACCAATTTTTTTGTTGCCGACTTCACTTGAATAAATAGCAAATGCCATTCTTGGGTCAGCCACGATTGTTTCGTATGGGGCTTCATCTTCGCTTCCAACATAATATTTGGGGTTAGGTCTAATGAATAATTCGCCAACACCACAAATTGATTGGTCGTTTGCAAGTTTCTTATCCTTGCTGTCCTTGCAATCATCGACGGCATAGTCGCCTAATAACGCAAGGTCTTCTTTTTCAACATCTTCTTTACGAGCCACATATTGAATTGGCTTCCAAAGCAAATATCCTGTTTTAAATGAAACGATTTCTTGGGCAAGATTGACGACGATTTTGTTTAAAATTTCGGGTCTAACTTCTTTTTTTCTAGCCAAAATTGGTTGAATGCCCTTGTAATAGTTATATAAATAACTCATCTCTTGAACATTTGTGAGATGAATAGGTAAAGCAAGATTTAAAATGTTTTGAACATTAGAACTATTGATTTCAGTATATGGAACAATTATTTTTCTTCTTCCTGTTAATGACATAGTGATACCTTTACAAGACAATTTTAAAGAAAAAGGTAGGTATTAACCCACCTTATATATGCTTAAATATCACATTTAATTATAATGGTCGTTGGAAAATCTCGAAACTTGCGCCCCTAAACAAGATTGCTCTAGCCATTGACATCATAGCCAAACTATCGCAAGCGTCTTCGTGTTGTTTCTTTCCTAGAATAGTGAACGAGAACATTTGACGCATAGCCATTGAATACTCTTTATTTCTTCTCGCTGTGCTTTTAAATCTAAAATTCGAGATGATGTCCGTTGAACATCTAAAAATGCGGTCATTTTTAGAAATCGTGTTGGGGGCATACTTGCTCATAATATTTATGACAAAGTTTATTTCAGCCAATGCTTTTTTGACTTCCTCGGCGTAGAACTCTCCGCCATTGTTTGCTTCAAAGTAACAAGACGAGACTTGGTTTTTCATCAAACATTGTAAAACTTTAGGCTGTGTTGTCGCTTTATTGCCATTATCAAACACCCAATCATCTATATAGATTATATCTCCATATTGATAACCCACAGGCATAGATAAGAAGTCGCTTCCATTAAAGGCAACATCAACCACAGCAAAAATTCTATCGGGTGGTAATGTTTTTCCGTCTTTATCCTTTGGTAATTCATCATAATAAGTAAGGCTTTCGGGGGCAAAAATTGTTCCACTACGCTCGATTGGACTTCCTTGATATTGTGCAAGCCAAGAGGCTTCGTCTCCAAAGTTCTCGAAACTCGCTCTTCGTCTTTGGTAATAATCAGTTGAAAAGCCAACGCCATAATCATACTCAAAATTGCTTTCATCTTTGTCGTTAAGAGCAGGCATATTTCTAATCTTGAAACGCAAACCCGCAAACTTCGGGTCGTTTTGTAGCATTTCAATACGCACACCGATTGGGTCTTTAATCGACCACCTTGTTCCTATCCACATCACTTTTGCGGTTTCTTTAGCACGGGTAATCATATTGTTATCAACCTTTTGCCACACGCTACTCATTCTTTCGGGGTTAAGAGCCTCTTCGATACCCGAAACTAAATCGTCGCTTATCAATAAGCCATTGCAATCGCAAGCCCCATTGAGGCTTGCGTCAATAGAACGACAAGTAAGGCTGTGGTATCTCTTAACTCTTCCTACTTCAAGCCAAGTTTCTTTAGCGTTTAAGAAAGAGTTTGCGTCGAAAGCCACCTCGGGGAATATTTCTCTCCAACAATAAGTAGATGTATCAGTAATAATTTCTTTTAAACCTTGATAGAAAGCATTACAAAGCGTTCCACTATTAGAAACATAAAGGTTTGCCAACTCGGGACTAACGCCGACTTGCCAAGACAGGACGAAGAGGACTAAAGTTGATTTTCCTGTTCTCGGTGGCTGACTAATAAAGTATTCATCGAGTTTATCATTGATTAAAAGGTCTTCTAGGTCGTGAATAACGGGAAGCAGTATCTTTCTTCGTGGTTGCCAAAAACGCTCTTTAATCGGTCTATTCCATTCGAGAGCGGTTAAGTAACTATCTAATGAATATCTACTCTCTATAATTAAGACTTTATGTATAAGTTTATAGTTTTCTTTAATATCTATACGCTTATCAAGCCTATCCCATAATAAATCTTTAAGTTGGCGACAATAAGACATACCTAGTTTTGTATCATCGTTGATTGTCTTTTGTGCGATTTTTAATAAATCTACAACAACATCTTGATTATTGGGGTTCTTGTAAGCGAAATCTCTTAATCTTGAAAAATAACCCGCCATTAAAAAAGACCTCCATAAAATAAATAGAAGCCCTTTCGCTTTTGAGTATGCCCAATTGCATACACATAATTATTATACAACGGCACTTTCGACCTTGCGCCTAGACATAATTGTAATGTATTTCTTACAAATTCCAACAACAAGATATTCTCTCATTTTGGCATATTTATTATATGTCTTTATGTTCTTAACTTTATATCTATACCAATCACAGCCGTTGAATGAGATGTTAATTTTCTCTTCGGTATAGTTTTCAAGATAATGCTCTAGTGTTTCAAATTCATCGGCGTTCATATTCTTTAATTTTCCTTTTGATTAAATCAAATTCATCGTCGGTTAGATATTTAGCAAGCATATCTCCTGTCGTCCAAAGGTTATAGTCTCCCGTAGTTGCGGAAACCCTAACCATTCCAACGTCGACATCGTTTTCTATGATGATTTTAAGAGCCTCTAAATTGTCGTCGCCATTCATAATCAATCTCCCCACTTTAAGACTTCATCGGTCATATAGTCATTAAAATTTTTGATTAACTTTTTTCTCTTTTCACAATCTTTCTTTTTGCTACATTTATCACACCTATCCGTGTCATAATACATTTCAACATTAAATTCACAATCTTTCATAACGACACCTCTTTCAATAATTCATATTCTTGTTTAGTTAAATATCTATCGGTTAATTTATCCATAGTCGCATTGTAATAATCACAATCGTAATTATTTTGTAACGCATATTTTAAGACTTCTATATCAACCAATTTCTCTTTGATAATCTCTAATGCTTTAAGTCTTTTAGCAACATTATTCACATCTTTGTATTCTTTTGCTAACGCTAATCTATGCTCATAATCTTTAAGTGCAGTTTCAACAATTCTCATTCTGTTATCATCTTGTATTGAGAAACTTTTTCCATATCTCTTTTTTAATTCTTTTAGTGCTTCTAATGGCGATAATTCTTTATTCATAACAATACCTCCTTTAATAAGTCGTATTCTTCTTGGTTTAGTTTTCTATAAGGCAATAAATTGAAATTGTATTTTTCTAAACTATCACTTAATAGTAATAAATGAACATTAACCCTTTTCTTTTTAATAATTTCAAATGCTTTAAGTTTCTTGTCTAAATTATCAATTCTTTCTTTGCCGACAATATCAATTAAAGAAATAATCATTGTTTCACCTTTACTATCATTACAATATATATTTGTTTCTTTTAAGACAGTAATAATATCTGGTGCTTTACCTAAATCATATTTTCTCATAACAATTCCAATTCTCCTTTATCATTTAATTTGTAAACTTTTTGGCTGTTCATCGCATACTCTTTAATAAAGTAAACATCGACAGCCCAATTGTGATTTTTGCAATACTCAACCCA